ACTCTGCTATGTGGTGCCGCGCCTATAACCTTATCTGGAACGAGTGGTTTCGTGATCAAAACTTACAAAACTCGGCTGGTATCTTTAACGGCGACGGCCCTGACAATTCTAACCAGTATGTTCTTCTTCGTCGTGGCAAACGCCACGACTATTTTACTTCTTGCCTACCTTGGCCTCAAAAAGGTACTGCTGTATCTATTCCGCTGACTGGAAACGCTCCAGTTCTCGGTATCGGCTATACAACCGTTACTCATGGAAATGTTACCGGTGTCAAACAATCCAATAACACTACGGTGGCTTTTCCTAATTCTATTACTGATCTTATTGGTAATGCTTCCGCAACTGATTCTTACCCCAATATTTATGCTGATCTTTCTGCTGTTTCCGCTGCAACAATAAACTCTCTGCGGCAGGCTTTCCAAATTCAAAAAATGTTCGAACGGGATGCGCGCGGCGGCACGCGTTATACTGAAATTATCCGTTCGCACTTCGGCGTTACGTCTCCTGACGCTCGCCTTCAACGCCCCGAATATCTCGGCGGCGGTTCTACACCTATCAATGTTAATCCTATTGCCCAGACCGCCCCGACGGTCACTGGGCAAACTCCGCAAGGTAACCTTGCGGCTATGGGCGTCGTATCCGCCCACAATCAAGGCTTCACTAAATCTTTCACTGAACATGGTGTCCTTCTCGGTCTGGTCTCTGTTCGCGCTGACCTTACTTATCAGTCTGGCCTGAATCGAATGTTCTCGCGTTCGACGCGTTTTGACTTCTACTGGCCGGCTCTATCTCACCTTGGCGAACAGGCTGTCCTTAATCAGGAAATCTATGCCCAAGGCACCTCTGCCGATACGCAGGTATTCGGCTATCAAGAGCGATATGCAGAATATCGCTACAAGCCTTCACAAATCTGCGGACGCTTCCGCTCCAACGATGCTGCGCCTTTAGATTACTGGCATCTCGCGCAGAAATTCACATCGTTACCTGTACTCAATACTACTTTCATTCAAGACACGCCGCCTATATCGCGTGTCGTTGCCGTTACTACTGAACCTCAATTTCTATTCGACGCGTATTTTAAACTGCGCTGCGCCCGGCCTATGCCTGTGTATGGTGTTCCGGGTCTCATCGATCACTTCTAAGGTTCAATCATGGGTCTCTTCTCATCCATCGGCAAACTTCTCGGCCCCGTTGCGTCGATCGCCGGGGTCGCCACCGGTCAACCGTGGCTCACTGCTGCTGGAACTGCTCTTGGTTCTTACTCGTCTGCCCAGTCCGCCAATTCGGCGGCCAAGGGTCAATCTAGTCAACAAATGCAGTTTCAAGCCTACATGTCCAATACCGCGCATCAACGCGAGGTTGCTGACCTTCAGGCAGCTGGACTAAATCCTATCTTGAGCGCCAATTCTGGCGCTTCTACACCTTCAGGCGCTGCGGCGCCTATTATCGATGCTGGCAATACTGCTCTTCGTGCGGCCAATGAACAAAAACAATTATCTGCATCTTTAGAAAATATTAAGGCTGATACCTTTAAAAAGATGAAGGACGCCGAACTAACTGACCAGCAAATCGCAAATGTTATTACTGACTATCATACTAAGGTTCTCAATAATCAAATTCTGCTGGCTACCATGCCTGCAACAATCTCTAATGCTAATACCGCAGCAAGACTTAATGCTGCGGCTCTTCCGGCCGCTCTCAATGAGGCCGACTTCCAACGGTCGATGGGATCTGCTTCCCCTTGGCTAAAATTCTCAACCCAAGCCGTCAAGGATCTGCTCGGTACGGCTCACTCTGCAAAGGCACTTGGAAAATGACAAAAAAAATTCACGCCCTCGACCTTCATGCGGCCCCTGTGCCGCTTGAATATATTCCTTCAAATCGCATGGGTGATATCGACTTCGGCGATGAACCCTCTTTAACCAAACAATCCGAGGCGGATTCCTGTGATATAAATAAAATTATGGGCCAGTATGAAAAAACTGGCCTTATTCCTCATGTAAATCGTTACCAAGGCCATTACTCCGACCTCGGTGATGCAAAATCTTATCATGAGTCTATGAATTCCGTAATCGAGGCTCAAGACGCCTTCGATTCTCTTCCTGCGTCAATCCGAACTCGCTTCGGTAATGACCCTGCCCTTTTCCTAGATTTCGTCTCTGATCCCGATAATCGTCCTGAGATGGAGAAAATGGGCTTACTTCCTTCAACGGGCGCAGCGAAGGCCCCAGACACCGTAGCGGAGCCCGTTGAAGTTCCTGCGAAGCAGGAAAAACTTCCTAAAAAAACTCCCCCTTCGGGGGACGAATAGGGGGGGGCACAGTTGACCTCCTTGTTCTCAACTGTGCTGACTGACACCACTTAACCAAAACCGGAGGTCTTCATGAAAAAACGCTCTGCTATCCCTCGTAAAGCTTCCAAAAGGAATTTTACGAAACATGCTACTAAAACCCACAAAAAAAATATCAATACCCGCCCGATGCGCGGCGGCATTCGTCTCTAAAAAAAAAGAGCAGGGCGTATCGAGCGCCCTGCTCCGGTACTCTGTCGGTACCGTCTAAATCTTATCATCCCCATCTGTCAGGGAATACAAAAAAATGGCGTGTTATCACCCTCTCTCTGCCTGGTCTATTCATCGGCCTGGCCAATCTGCTGAAATCGTCTTCAATCCTGCAAAAGCTGCCCTCGGCATGCCGCTTAAATTGCCCTGTGGTCAATGCGTAGGCTGTAGGCTGGAGCGATCCCGCCAATGGGCTATACGGTGCATGCACGAGGCTTCTCTGCACGAAAATAATTGCTTTATCACTCTCACGTACGATAACGCCCATCTTCCACCTGATGGCTCTCTTCAATTATCTGACTGGCAAAAATTTATGAAGCGTCTCCGAAAAAAATACGGAGAAAATATCCGCTTCTATCATTGCGGGGAGTATGGCGAAAAACTCGGACGCCCTCACTACCACGCATGCCTCTTCAACTTCGACTTCCCCGACAAAAAAATCTGGAACCGCACAAAACAAGGCCATACTGTATGGCGCTCTAAATCTCTTGAGGAACTCTGGCCTATGGGCCTATCTGAAATCGGTTCCGTTACCTTCCAGTCTGCGGCCTATGTTGCCCGCTATATCATGAAAAAAGTTACTGGTGCTCAGTCTTCGGATCATTACGAGCGTATTGATCCTGTATCAGGCGAAATTCGCCTGCTCAAACCTGAATACGTCACTATGTCTCGACGTCCCGGCATTGCCCACGGCTGGTTTGAAAAATTCGGTTCGGATGTGTATCCATCCGATTCCGTCATCGTAAATGGCCGCGCTGTGCGGCCTCCTCGTTACTACGATAAACAACTTAAAGAACTCGCCCCTTTTATGTGGGACGATGTTCAATATTCTCGCTATGAAAAATCTTTAAATTATCTTGACGATAATTCCCCTGAGCGTATGCTCGTCAAAGAGCAAGTCGCTCTAGCTAAACTTAAAACTTTAAAAAGGACTCTGTCATGATACTAAAAATCTTCGCCATTCGTGATAACAAAGCTGAGGCGTTTAATACGCCGTTTTTCACACCAACGAATGGCCTCGCTATCCGTTCCTTTCAGGAAGCGGTTAATGACAAAAATTCACCTTTCTCAAAATATCCTGATGATTTCACCATGTTCGAACTTGGTTCGTTCGATGATAATACTGGTGAAATATCTATGCTCTCTCCAGTTCGTGTCGTCTCTAATGCGCTCGAACTTGTAACAGAAGCCCCCAAATAGGGGGCTTCGCCTTTTCTAACTTCAACTCTTCGGGACAACTGCCATGAAAAAATACGGCTCTTCATCGTCATCCTCGCATACATTCAGCCAAGTTCCTCAGGCTGAAATTCCGCGTTCTTCTTTCGACCGTTCACACGGCTTAAAATCTACATTCGACTCTGGCTATCTTGTCCCCGTCTTTGTCGACGAGGTTCTTCCCGGCGACACATTCAACTTATCCGCCACCTTCTTTGCGCGTTTGGCCACACCGTTAAAACCGTTTATGGACAACCTCTACCTTGATAGCTTCTTCTTCTTTGTTCCCAATCGTCTTCTTTGGACGAATTGGGAACGCTTCAACGGTGAACAAACAAATCCCGGTGATTCAACTTCGTATGTTATCCCGACTATTACAGCTCCAGCTGGTGGCTATCCGAACCTGTCTCTGTTCGATTATCTTCAACTGCCTACAAAGGTAGTTATTACTCACTCTGCTATGTGGTGCCGCGCCTATAACCTTATCTGGAACGAGTGGTTTCGTGATCAAAACTTACAAAACTCGGCTGGTATTTTTAACGGCGACGGCCCTGACAATTCTAACCAGTATGTTCTTCTTCGTCGTGGCAAACGCCACGACTATTTTACTTCTTGCCTACCTTGGCCTCAAAAAGGTACTGCTGTATCTATTCCGCTGACTG